GGTGCCCCCCCCGCGCCGGGGGGGGGGGGGGGGTGGGGGGTGGGGGGCAAAGACTAGGGGCGGCAACCAGCTCTGTAGTTGCCGACAAGGGGGTTAGCGGGTGGCTGAGCCAAAGAACGCCGCCGCCAGCTCTTCCCTGCTGGGGGAATGGGTGGCGTGTTGGGCGGGGTCTACCGCCAGGCGCGTGCCCTTAGTACCTTCCAGTTGCCCGGTGGGGCTGGCAGCGCTGCCGCCGCCGAGTTTGGAACGGAGCAGCTTGATATGCTCGGCGAGTTCTTCGGGGGTTCCCTCCGGCAGGTACGGGGCAAGAGCGATATCCACCCCGGCGGCTGCGAGGGCGCGGACTTTGTTGAGCTCGGCGCGGGTGGCGGCAAGCTCGGCAGCCGTAGCGTCCTGGCTCTCGGTCTTGCCCGCTTTGGCGGGTTCTTCCTGCGCAGGTTCTTCGGTGCCCTCTTCCTTGGCAGGTTCTGCGGGCGCCTGGGCGGGCTCTGCCGTTGCTGCCTGCTCCACCTTCGTCTTGAGTTGTTCCTTTTCGGCGCGCAGGGCTTGGATGAGCGCCCAGGCTCGTTCGGGGTTGAACTCTTCGCCGTCTCGTTCCCAGGGCGGGGTGGCTTCCTGCTCGGTGGTAGCCTGCCCCTGGGGTTCTTGGGTGTGGGGTTCCTGTTCGGGGTGGTTGCTGGGCGGGGTCTTAGACATCACGCCCCTCCTTCACTTGTTCGAATGTTTTTTTGGCATAGCAAAAGGGGGGGGCCCCCCCCTGGGGGGGGGCCGCCCCCCCCCGGGGGGGGCTAGTTGTCGTTGCTGGGGGTGAGTTCGGGCGGGAAGGGAATAGGGCCTTCTACGGGCTTGATGCCGCGGCGGGCGTACTCGGCAGCGATTTCAGGACGCTTATTCAGCTTCCGCACCGCCGCTACCAGCCGCTTCTCATGACCGTCATTACTCAACCAATTGATGTACGGGTAGCTTAGCAAGAAATCTACGTACAGCTCAGGATCCATAGGGTAACCATTATCCGAAGACACCATAAGGTTCTCTTCCGCTTGCATCCGCTCATAACCGGAGAAGCCGACACCGTAATGCCCGCCTTCTTCCGTATCGGTCAAAGCCCAGTTAAAAGTAGTAGCAGAGTCTTCGGCATAATACGCCTGCCGGGGACTAACGTCGATATCTTTAACCCACATGCTTCCACTCTTTTTCCTGTAGGAGCCTTCTAATATCCGAGGAGATATTTAAAGGCGCAAGTACTTCTACCCCAGTATCGGCCAAATTAGCTCGACAATCAACACCCTTCATCGGGAAAGCAGCATGAAGTATAGTGCGACTGCCTATAATCTCAAGACGGGCATGTAAAAGAATACCGTCTATAACCCCTAACAGCTTAACTCCAGCCGTCCCACTCCCGTAGGACTTAACAGAGACCATGTCAGGAGAATCTAGCAGCTTTTGCACAGCTTCTCGTGCCCGCTGCTTCGTCCACCCCGGAGGGAACTTCACCTTATTCCGGTGAGTACTCTCAGGACGATGCCCACCATCTAGCCCGTTCGGCTCGCCTTCCCAGATATGCCGCATATCCTCATCAGTCAGCCGATACTCGGGCACCTTCACAGAAGCACGCGGAACAGTCTCAACACCGGGTGGCGGCCATTGCCACTCCTGCACCTCGGGAAGCCCCTTACGCCGGGAACGCCGCGAAGAGCCCATCTTCTTCGGATACTGACCATCCACAGAAGCGAACCCCCTTTCTGCCATAAACCCGTTATGTTCCTTGAACGCCTGCGCCTCGAAGCCACGCCGCTGGGATGACTCCAGCTCATCAGTCACAGCTTCCAGATGCTGTTTATCCGCACCATCTGTCACGGTGAAGGCGGCGGCTTCGTCCCGCTTATTCGAGATCAGCACGGGCGAGCCGGCGGCGGCACGCTCGGTCAGCTCCTGCTCAATCCAATCCCTGGGGTGGTTGCCCTTATATGCGTCCGGGTTGGTTGCCGCTTTCTTCACGGTCTCATCCCATAGGGTGCGTAGCCGCTCGTATTCCGCTTTGCCGACCCAGTTCGACTCTTTGTATACGGGGACCACGATGCAATCGCACGAGTCGTGGAATGCGTTCATGTTCTCTAGGCGCTGCTTATCGGCTGCTTGGCGGCGTCTGGCTGCGGCGCCGCGTCTACCACGCCCACCAGTAACGAAAGACCGCCCGTCCTTGTAGGAGGCGGCGAGTTTGGAGGAGTAGACGGGTCCTCTGGATGCGAGCATGACGCAGAACCCGCAGTTTGTTTCGCCGGTGAGTACGCGCGCCCACCCGATTGGGTAGACTTTCTCACTTACCGGCTTAGCGCCCTCAGCATCGGCGGTGGCTTGGTCAGCATCCTGCCCCGCCTGCTCAATCAGCTCATCAAGAGCCGTAAACCCCTCCAACACCACAGGGTACGCCTCAGCAGAAACCATGTCCTGAATCGGCACGAAGTTCGGCACCTCCGGGTCAGGTACCGCACGCATAATCTGCGTCCGCGCACCCGCCCGCACATGCCGCTCCATCGCATGAATCAGAGCAGCATCAGACTTACCCCGATAATCACGCAGCAGCTTCCGCACAGCCTTCTGCGTATACGTCGCCGGCTCTGGCAGATACGCCTCATACCCGAACTCCGCCGCCGTATCCGTCAGCATCCGGTTTCCCACCTGCACAGCCTGCTCACGAGCCCCACGGATAAGCCGCCACAGGGTAAGCACCGCACGCTCCACCTGCACGGGGTCGTTCCGGTCAATGACCTCCAAGGTCTGCTCCATCTGCACCCTAAAGGGGCGCAGAATCGCCTTAAGCATGTTCAGGTACAGCCCTAGAAGCACCACCGCTAGCCCCCTGTCATAGCCCGCATACTCTGGTCCAGATGCCGGTCACGCTTAATCTGCTCCGGGGTCAAACCCAGATACTCACGCGCCGTCTCCTCCGAAATAATTCCCTGCGCCTGCGCCTGCAACATCAACGCGTTACGAGCAGACACCGAAATAACCGCCGGATCACGCCAACGCGCCTCCAACGTCTCCAACCCCGTAACGTCCTCACCAGCAACCGCCAACACCAGCCGCGCCAGCTCCTCCACAGCATCCCCAAATAGGTTCTGCTTCAACTCCGCGCGAGTAATAAGCCTGTCCTTGGCGCTACGCATCGCCTCCGCACTGGCGGGGGTAGAATCGGCGCTAATGCCCATCATGAACGGCGGGATACCCGTCATCGCGCTCACCTGCTGCGCATACAGCTTGAACGTGTTCAGCAGGTGGGACAGGTCAGCACCCGGGATAGCGCCAGTCTTCGCATCCGAAGGACCCACAATGAAACGCCCAAAGTACGCCTCAATACGCCCCATACCCTCAACAGACAGCGCCTCATCCACCCCATCACCGAAAAGGTACCGGGTCGGCATCGCCAGTAGCTCCTGAGCCACCTGCAGGTTCGTGATCGTGCGAGAAGCGGCATCACAAAGCTGATGAATCTCCTCAATTTCGCTCCGCCCAGCCTCACCCAAACGGATTTGATTCACGAAAGGCACCACAGGGATACGCCCCAGCCCGTGCTCCTCCCGCGCCACCAACTCCGCCCCAGACCCGCCGGCACGCCACCACGTGGTCACATTCGGCTCGTACACCGCCTTGTACTCGCTCTTACCGGAACGGTACCGGCGTACCGCACGCACCACGCGCCCGGCATAATCCTTCTCCAGCTCAAACTCGTTCCCGGCGTGCACACTCACCACCGGAATATCCGAATCCGCCGAACCGCCCACCACCATATACGAGCAGCCCTGGATAAGAGCCTCAGTCAAAGCCAACGTCAGCAGCGTCCGGAAGTTGTTCGCTTGCAGGATCCGGTTAAGCTTCTCCGGCGCCTCGTGGACTTCCCCCTCATTAGCCAGAGAGAACCCATCCAACACCAGCGACTCCACCAGCACGTCAATGCTTAGCTTTGGCCAACGCACCGGCATCTCCAGCACACGGACGTCGGGAGGCAAGGACACGCCGATCGCGTCCAATCTCGCTTCGCCGTTATAGTAGGCTTCCCACTTCGCCGGGGAATTTACATAAGTGCCCAACCTGCACCCGCCTTCCTATTCTGCTTTTCCAACAGCCCATGGTGGGCAAGAGTCGCCGCAACCAGCGGCGAAATGTCCTGAGACCGGTCATCCCTCGTCCAATACCACAGCTCGGACGACCCCTTAGAGCGGCGGCATGCCTGCACCGCCGTGTCTAGCTCGTCCTGCCCGGTATGCCGCACCCCGCCACGCCCCAGAGCCTCAAAAAACACCCCGCAAGCCTGCGAATACGTGCGGTGGTCAAGAGCCGTCAGGTGCCTCCGTAGCCTCGGCTGCTTCGCCACCACCTCACTGGTCTGCCCCGCCGCCGTGTACACGGTAGCGACAGGCTCCCACTTGCGTCGCAGCTCTTCCAAACGTGCCGGAATCCAATCCGTACCAACGCGCCTATCAACAACCTCAATATGGACGTTCCCATCAGCCCGGCGAGACGCTGCGGCAATCGTTGCCACGTCACGCAAAGGCGTGACGTCCACACCGAACGCGACCTCAACGCCGGAACGAGACTCCGCGTCAAGGCACTGCGCCCAAAAATCAGCCGGAATCGCCGACGAAGAGCCAACCTTCGACCAGATGCCGAGGCGCTCACGCTTGAAATGCTCATCACTCATCGCGCGACGCTCCGAATCCACATACTCAGCCGAAATGCGCCGACCAAGCGCAGGATTTGCCAGCGCCCAGTTCGCCGGGTCAGCCGGGTCAGCATCCTCAAACGCGGACCATTCGTAAAACGCCAGCTTCGTCTCCTCAGCAGGCGAGAGCGCCCTATCACGGATGCTTTTCAGCACCTCAGAGTCCGGCATGCCAGCAGATGAGGCGTACCAGATTTGCGGAGACTCATTTAAACTCTTCGATGCCAGTGTCGGCAGCATCGAGGCCTGCACAGACCGCGGCAAATCGTAAGCCTCGTCAAAAACAACCAGGTCTGCGGTGAAGCCACGCGCCGAACCGCGGCTACGCGCCTTAAACAGGACGCGGTTACCGTTCGCAGTCGTCAAGGACATGCCGCTGTTGCCGGTTTTGATGCCTGACATCTTCCCTTGAGGGTCGCCCGCATAGCCAGCCATGTACTCGACCAGCTCGGACCCGCGAATCAGCGACTCCAAACGCTGCTGATGCTCAACAGCCGTACCAAACAGATGCGCCGAGTGAAGAATCAGCCGCTCACCGAACAAAAACATGCCAGCAAGCTCACGCGCCTCAAGAATCGACCCTTTGCCGTTCTGGCGCGGGACGATGAGACCGACCTCGAACGCCTTCCAGCGCCCATCCACACGCTCACCAAGCGCGCCACGGAGCACATGCTGCTGCCAAGGGTCTAAATGCAGGCCCGCAACAGCCGCCAAATCCACCGCATCATCACCAGCAGAGGTGAAATACAGCGGCGTGACGTCAATGCGAGGTGTCTGAGACCCCACCAGCTGACCATTCTCAGCCACAGAGCCTCACCTCCACCCTAAACAGCCTGCGCCTCTTCGATGCGGCGCTTCCTACGAGCCGCCAACTCATCCAAGGCACTCACCTTCGGCTTCGCCGTCTCCGTCAACCGGGAAATCTCAGCCACAGCCTCAGCCTCAGCATTCAGCAAGGACGCCACATCACGAGGCCCAGCAACAATCAGAGCCGCGCGAGCCTTGTAGAGGCGCCACCGCGCGGACTCCAACGGGTCCTCATGCGTCGGCACAGGAATCTCACGCGTCGCACCATAGGCGACCATCTGCTCAACGACCACGGAGCCACCCTGTCCAACGGCTTGGACAACAGGCGCAGGACCCGCCTCACTTATCACGGGTTCCGGCGGCCGCTCCGCAGCCTTACGATCACGCGCCGCCTTCGACGCGGCACGCTCCGCCGCCCGACATTCCGGGCAAGGAGCCTCACCCCGGCGACGGTGACGCTTCGCCGCCGCCGTAGTCCCGCAGGGAGCCAGGCTGCGGCCTTTTTTCTCAGCCACAGAACCCCCTCTCAACGGGAATTTTTGGGTTTCAGAGCCCGCGGGGGGATGTCACTATGACCGAAGGGGGAAACTTGACCCCATAGGGGGTAACCCCCGGGGGTACGTTTCCCATTTCGTCATCATCTGAAAACCAATTCCGTTTCGTAGCCATTGAACAAAAAACTGTTTTAACCGCTCACCATGCTTGCGTGGTCTTTGGTGCTCGCACCTGGTGTGCGAGGCGTTTGCGTCCGCGCCTGCTGTTGCATCGTCGGTGTGCCGGCGCTAAGTCGCCGAGCAGGTTGCCACCGTTGGCTATGGCGTCGAGGTGGTCGGCTGTGAATGAAAGCGGCGATGTGTAGGGCAACGTCATGTCGATGGGTTTGCCGCAGAGGTGGCAGGGCCAGCCGTTGTCGCTGGTTGCTTTGCGTAGTGCTGCGGCTTTGGCGCGGTAGCTGCGGTCACTGTATTTGGTTGCAGTCGTCATTGGTCTGCCTCCTGGTACGGGTGGAGCCCCTGTCCGTGGTGGGCAGGGGCTCCGACTGAAGTGACTACACGTTGCTAACCATTGAGTGTCGTCTTATGTGATCCGCCGCGTCATGGGTGCCCTGTTTGTTTTTGGGCACCATGAAGCTGGGCCACAGTGTACACAAGTTTTCAGCTGGTTGCAATGAGTGCGGTGCGGATGTTGTCGATGCCGTGCCAGGTGGTTTTGCAGGCGGTGCAGATGGCGGTTTCGGCGCGTAGGTGGAAGTGGATTGCTTCGCTTACTCGTTGTCCGCCTTCGCTGGTTCCGGCGATGCCCCATTCGGCTCCGCAGTTGGGGCAGGGCACGCGGAGCGGGACGATAGTTTCGTCGAGTGCTTTGATGGCGTCGCGCCAGCCGGTGAGTTTGGTGGTGGCGTAGTCGGTATCGACGTGGCGCGCCCAGTTGATGAGCTTGTCGGCTAGAGTGGCGTGCTTGTAGATCTGGTAGGTGGCGGGTAGGTCGTACCTGATTTGGTGTTCGATGGCGGCTTTGATGAGGAGGGCGTGGTCGTTGCAGGGGCTGGTGGATTTGAAGCCGCCGCCGCCGGGGCCGGTGTTGGGACGTTCGGTGATGGCGTGTTCGAGTTGCTGCAGGAGTGGTAGGGCTCGGGTGTAGATGGTGGTTCCGTGCCAGGTGTGGGGGGTGAGGTGGTCGTTGGTGAATTCGTGGAGGAGTGAGTCCAGGGAGAGCATGGTGTTTCTGGTCCTTAGTGTTGTGGGTGGGTTGGTGGTTCGGGCTGGTGGTGGAGGGGTGTGATGACGATGAGCAGGCCGGGGGCTTCTTTGTCGAAGCCTCCGTGGTGGAGGTGGGGTCCGTCGAGGTGTTCGTGGTTGTCGTCTGGCAGGAGTCCGGCTGCCACGTATGCGTCGATGATGGCTTTGGCGGTTGGGTAGAGGTTGGCGGGGTCGTAGCGGCCTCGACGGGTCTTGTAGATCCAGATGTCGATTTGTGCGTGGGTGAGGGTGGGGATTTGGCGGCTGGGGTGCTCGTTCTTCCATTGGTGGATGTCGTGGTTGGCTGCGTGTTTCCACTCGTCTGCGTTCTTGCGGTAGGTGCGCCAGTGGGTGCCGTTACTCCGGTTGATGGAGAGGAGGGTTTTTCCTTCGAGGGGGATCCAGCGGAGGATTGGTTTGCTGTGGGGGGTCTTTTTGAGGGTGATGGTTGCGGGCGGGGTTTCAGAAGGGTGGAGTGTCATTGGTGGTGGTGTCCTTTCGGTGTTGGTTGAGTATTGGGGTGTAGCCGGCGGCGGTGAAGTGGCAGATGTGGTGTGGGGCTACGGTGATACCTGGGGCGGGTGGTGCGTGCAGTTCGTTGAGGTGGAGTGCGGTGTCGGTGGTCTCTAACTGGTAGGCGCGTCTGCCCTGTTGGAGGGTGGCGCGGATGGTTGCGGGGTTGGTGGTGGTTGTGGGGTCTACCTGGGTGGGCATTGCGGTGGTGGGGCCGGTGAGTCCGGTGAGGATGAGTACTCCGCAGCGGTTGCAGGTGTTGATGTGTGCTTGGCGTGCTTGGCGGGGGTTGGGTTGGGTGCCTTGTTCGTACTTGATCCATTCGGGGGTGCCTGGTGGTGGTGTTGGGAGTTGGTCGAGGAGGTCGGGCTGTTTTTTGGCAGGTTTTCGGGGCATGGTGGCCTTTCGGGGTGCGTGAAAAAGTTGTGTCACTGGATGTTTTGCCTTGTCGGCAGGTTTTCAGTGACACAAGTGACACAAGGTTCTATATGCATGGCTGTAACGGGCGTGTGTGCGCGCGTATGTGTTTGTCATCTACTTATAAAAGTTGTGTCACTTGTGTCACTGATTTATGGTCTGACTTGGGAAAACCTCAGTGACACAAGGGTTAAAAGTTGTGTCACTTTGTGTCACTTTGTGTCACTGCCAAATGTCAGAATCTTTGAGCTGCAGACCGCCGAACACGCGCCCGCCGCTGTTTGTTGCGCGCGGTGCGTCTCGGCCGACCAGCACCCCGTGCACCTTCAACTGGGAGGCGAACGCCCTGCCCTTGACCGGCTCCAGCCCTTCCTCCGCACACCAGACGTGGTAGGCCTGGCGTAGGTCGGTGACCGCCACCGTGTAGTGCCGGTTGCCGGGGTAGAGGTCGCAGCGGGCGGTAAGGAACTGACCGACCGTATCCTGTGAGCTCTTGTATGCTTCGGTGGCGGCGCGGACTGCCTCGGGAGGCTGCAACCCGTCACGGAAGTATGCGACCGCACCTTGGATGATCCATGCGAGCACTGCCGCCGCGTCGGCACGCAGCTTCTCCGGTAGGAGCTCATCACGCTCTTCAGCGGGGACGGTGTGGACGAACGGTACGAGGTTCATGCGCCTCCACACACTCTCGCCGCCGTCTTCGACTGCTGGCTGGTGGTTGCCCATCAGGTGCAGGTGGTGGGTGGGGGTGAATTCGAAGAAGTCCTTGTTCATGAAGCGGGCGGTGATGCGGTCGCCGCCGGTGAGCATTTTGAGTTTTGCTTCGTCGAGGGTGTCGGTGGCGTTGGTTTCGGAGCCGACGACGAAGCGTTTGCCGTTGAGGCGTGCGAGTTCGGTGGTGTGTTCTTGGAAGGGTTTCTTCATGAGGAATCCGGCGGGTAGGGTTGCGGCGTAGTCGCCGAGTGCGCCGGTGATGGCGTCGTAGTAGACGGACTTGCCGTTGCCGCCGGTGCCGTAGGCGAAGGCGAAGACGTGCTCGCGCTGCAGGCCGGTCGCACTGTAGCCGGCGAGGCGTTGCATGTAGCCGGTGAGCGCGGTGTCGTGGTTGAAGGTGGTGGCGAGGAACCTCTCCCAGGTGGTGCTGGTGCCTGCGGGTGCCACGGCGGTTTGTTTGGTGTGCATGCGCTCTGGTGCGTGCGGCATGAGTTCTCCTGTTCTGAGGTTGATGATTCCGGTGGGGGTGTTGAGTTCGTCGAGGTGGGTGTCGAAGGCTGAGGCGGGTACCGCGATGGTGGGCTGGACTTTGAGGAGTCCGAGTAGGGCGGTGGAGCCGCGGTGACTACGGGCGTAGCGGATGAGTGCGTGTGCTTCTTTGTCGGGTTTGCCTTCGTCGGTGACGGGTGGTTTGAGGGCGGCTGCGAAGTTGAGGAGGGCGAGTTTGGTGTCGCCTCCGGTGTCGGGTTGTTCTTCCCAGCGGGTGCCGGTCCAGTGGAAGAAGCGGCCGCGGTCGATGTTGTAGCGGATGTGGTTGTTGAAGAGGTGGGTGAAGGCGCGGATGAGTCCTAGTTCGGTCCAGTCGGTAATGGTTGCGCCGTCACTACTGCCGCCGGCGGTGGGTTCTTCCGCGGTGGTGGTGGTTGCTGTTTCGGGTGCCTGCTCCCCCACCGCTGGCACCTCTGCCGGCTGAACCTCT